CGGCACGTGCCATCTGGCGGTTCGGAACAACGGTCAGAGTGCCGAAGTCCGAAAGATACGCATCAGCAGCCGCGACGATGGTCGTCTGGCTGTTCTTCGGGGTTTCAAACCGCTGAGGCGCAACGTTGGCATCGCTCATGAAGGTGGAGAACACCGTCTTGGCGTAGGGCGACAGCATCAGCGTCGTGGGATTGCCGCCCGCGACGTATGCCGACGAGATCGCCGAATCCAGCAAAGCCTTCGTGAGCGCGCGCTGCGTTCCGTTGGTTGCTGCATCAACAAGACCGGTCGTGGTGTTGAAACCCCCGGATGCACCGCCAGCGCCCAACAGGTCGTTGGTAGCGAGCCACGCACGCATGCCGCCGAGCTTGCGGTTGGAAGCCGCATTACCGGCGCCAGCGGACGAAGCCTGGTTGGAAATCAACGTGACTTCCATGTCGGTCTTCAGTTCCTGGCCCTTCTTGGCGATTTCGCGGGCCATTTCCGACTTGCGGCCGGCCTTTGACACGATGTCCTGAGTTCCGGAGATCGAGATACGCTTGTCGGAGATCTGGCAGTAGTTGCCAACGCGCGCGGTCGGGGTGACGGCCTGGAAGATCCAGTCGTTGCCTTCCGGCTGGTTGTTGTTGACGTCCGGCGTGGCGAGAGTGTCGGTCTGCCATTCCGGGTGAACGCCATCGACAGATTTCTTGCCGATCATGCTCAGAAACGGGGTTTCATCGGGTGTGATCAAATATATTTGATCAGCCAGAGTTTCCCGGTTTCCTACGGCGTCGTAGGTCTCAAAGGTATTCGGCTTTGTTATCGATCGGCTCTTTATCCGACCTTCTTACGGTCTCCCGTAAGCCCAGACTATATCATATCCCCGCAGGGACCGGCGCGCTCGTGGGCTTTTCTGCATGCTTGGGCCAGCGAAATTTAAAGCCATCTCCATGAGCGGCTTCGTGGCATGGGTGACAAAGCGTCAAGCCATTGTCGATCTCATACCGAAGGTCTGGGTAATCACACCATCGCTTTATGTGGTGGGCGTGTAACCGGTCTTCCGAGCCGCATTCTCTGCAGGCCCATCCATCCCGATCCTTCACTGCTTTTGCCCACCGCTTGTAAGGGTATCGGCCTCGATCCGGGTCTTTCAAGGCGATGCCGCCTCTCCAGTTCGGATTGTTTTCGCCGATGAATGCACCCTCTTTTGCCTTTGCCATCTTCGCTCTGCATTCCGGTGAGGAATTACGACGGTGGCCTTTTGTGGAGCCTGTGTCGCGAGTTTCAATGCCATGACGCCGAAGCCAAGCGCTCACTATTCCTGCTGAGCAATTGAGTTCGGAAGCGATTTCTGTGCTCGATCTCCCCTTCCCATACTCCTGCTCAAGCCAGCCTCGATTTTGAAGCTGGGGAATGATGGGAGCGCCGGGATTTCTGAGGGAGACTCCAGCCTTGTTTAACCATCGGCAAATGGTCCTTTGAGGGATGCCAAATTCCGCCTTGAGTTGGCGGGCTGTGGCACCTTCCAGATATCTGGAGGCCATTTGTTCGATGAGATTGCTGTGCACCAAGTTTAGCGTACTCGACCTAGTCGTTGGAGCTTCTACCGATTTCTCGGCAGCTTGCCTGCTGATTACCAAATCATATCACTTTTCAAGCCGTTACGTCCACCGTTACCGGTCCCGCTGTGGCAGATATGCTCTAATGGTTTCCCAGCAATTCACGCCGTTTACCCCGTCCGATTATTCAGACGGCTGTGCCACTGTAGTGGTCCTTTCGGATTAGAGGAGTGCTTCGATTGCTCGGGCGGCAGCGTCGATGCTGCCGGACTTGCGAAGGCTTTCGAAACGGCCTTGGCGGTCTCTTTCCTGGATAGTCTGCGGGGCCATGCGCTGCTGCTGCACCAGCTTCGGCTTTGCCACCACCTGCTTTTGAACAGTTGCGGCTTTGGCTTTCAGCTTCTGGTAGGCAATCGCGTCGTGAAGGATCTGCATGTATCGAGCATCCGCGATCTGACCCACCTCTTCCGGGGTGACGCCGTAGATCTTGCCGCCGATCTCTGAGATGTCTTTCTTGAAGGCTTCCCGCTTCCCGTCATCCTTGAGATGCGGGAGCTTCTGAACGAGCAATTGTCTCTGCGTGGCCAGGAATTCGGCCTGCTCGGCTTCTCGCTGTTCAGTGGTCTTCTGCTCTTCCTGCTGCTTTTGCTGCCACAGGGAGTTCAGCATCTTCATGCGGTCCTGATAGTGGGCCATGTCCTCGATGTACCCGACCGGGTCATTGGGGTCATAGACCGGCTCTTTCGGAACGATCAGATGCCAGTTTTCCAGGATTTGTTCGCGCTTCTGGCGGATTTCGTTTTCCGCTTCGCTCACCTTCCGCTGATGTTCCTCGTGCAGGGCAACGCGCTCTGCCTTCAGTTCCTCAGTTTTCTTGGTGAAAACACGCTGGAACATGTGGTTGGTCTTGAGGTCGGCGATGCTTATCGTCGTGCCGTCTTCCAGTGTCACCGTCGCGGTGTCTGGGATGGCCGCCGGGGCAACGGGATCCGCAGTCTCAGGCTCACCCTCATTTCCATCGTCAAGTGCCGACAACAGTGCGTCGTCTTCGTCGCCCTCAGGCGCATCAACGACTTCGGCTGCCGGTTTTGCCTTTGCATCTTCGACACTGTCCGTTTCCGGGATGTCTCCAAGAAGATTCTCAATGGCACTTACACCCTCATCGAAAGACATCGACACAGGGGATGCGTCTACGGACCCGCTAGGGGCTGTCGTATCAGGCATAGGTATGTTCCTTGGTTTGGCTTAGACGGCCTTGAAGGCACGCCGCTCTTGAGACGATTGGATCATCGCCTGCATCTCGGCCGGGAAGACGTCGCAAACCTTGGCGAACGCCTGCAGGGTGAGAATGAGTGTCTTGTCATCGGCGCTCGTGGTGATGAGCTGCTCGACTGCTGATTTACGGATGCGAGCCAGCACTTCGAGGAACACCGGATCTTTGGCGAGGCGCTCGGCCTCTTTGGCGAGGAATTCCTTGTCCATCAGCCCGGTTCTCCACCGGTTCTGACATCAGATGAGACCTGAGCGTTTCCGTTCTTCTGTCCCATCTCAGCCAGTTCGCGCTTCAACTGCAATTCCGCGATGAGCTGCTCACGCTTCAGGTTGATCTCGGCGATGAACTGCTCCTGCTTCAACTGGAACTCCATCTGCATCTTCTGCATCTGCATTTGCGCATCTTGCTGCATTTTCTCGCGCTCAAGCTGCATATTCGCCTCGTTCTGCATCGCGGTCATCTGAAGCGTGGACTGCTGGTCCTGCTGCTTGAGCTGCAATTCGGCCTGCGACTTCTGCATGTCGGCCTGGAGCTTGGCCTGCTGCACCTGAACCTCTGGCGGCGGCTGCTTGGCCACCTCTGCGGCCATCTGCTTGATCTGCTCGAGATCCGCTTCTTCGATATCGGGGTAGAACGAATCCGCGTTCTTGATGCCGGCTGCCTCGACGATCTTGACCAGCGTCTTCCTGATCTTCGGCATCATCTCGATTGCCTTGTCGGCAAGTCCTGAACCCTGGAAGCGATCGGTAATCGCGATCTGGCTTGTCAGAATGTTGTTCAGCATCGCCATGTCACGGTCGCGTGAACCAGTGCCAAGACCAACGTTGATCTGCGCGTCCATGGTGGCGTTCCACTGGCGCGGGTCCATCTCCACCCACTTGTCACGCAGGCGGATCATCCGCGGCCGGTCCTGATGCTTGACGATCAGGCGCAAGACCTTGGCAAAGACTTTCTTCCAGCCCAATTCTGCCTGGTTGCGGGCGATCAGCTCCACCTGCGAATAGGCGCTGTCATGCTGGTTCTGGTTGGCCGTCGCCGTCTGGTTCTGCAGCGTCTCTGGATCAAGCGCCATCGTTGCGCGGGAAACACCCGTACGCATCTCAATGACTTGGTCCATGAAGCCGAGGGTGGCGAGCGCGTCCTGCTGGATTGACGGCGTAACCGTATAGCCAATCGGCTGGGATCCAGGCTTGCGGAGAATAACCCCGCCGACGCTCGGGTTGACCAGCTCATCCATGTTGATGACGCTACCGGCCTCGATGTCCTTCTGCGGGTTGTTGACCTGGTAGGCGTTGTTGAGCAGCGAGCGCCCTACCGCCGTCTTGATCTGCTGAATGTCCATGACGTCGCCAGCCAGAGAACGCGACGTAAAGCGATGCGGCACAGGCTCGCAAGGAATCTGCGTAAAGGGGAGATCGTCGTCCCACACTTCCCAATCAAGAAGTTCACCAGCACCAGAAGCGCCAGCATAATAAGCCAGTACCGTTTCTGCGATGCCGTCGCCATTCACATCCGCCTTGATGTAGCATTCATAAAGCTCGATGCGATCCATGGACGGGTCGCCGTTGGCATTGCCGAACTGGTAGGGATCGCGAGCATTGGCCTCTGGCGACAGGC